TGTCAGTAGAGTATCTGCAGGAATTGCACCCGGTTGCACATCGCGTATCGATGGCCGGCGGTCTACCGCCGAACGCCCACTCGGATCCACTCATCCTAATGTCGTAACCGCTGCGCTTATGCGCAGCCAACCAAAAGCATAAAGGTGTGCCTAATATTTTCTCCCCAAGAGCACCTCCCCGGTCGTGAGAGATGCTCCAAGATGGTGTTTGCAGGCAATCTGGCCTCAGAGCTCCCTGATCCAAACAGTATCCAACCACTGTGAGCTCCTACCGCATGCTTACGTACCGCCGTCAGATCGGCGGGTTGCTAATAACCAAAGCTGGAGGTCCTGGCAAACCCAATACGCTCGTGGTAATCCGCCCCACACTTTGTATTTGTTTTGTTAGTTTTAGACCCATAATACATAAAGAAAGAAAGAAAACTTGTCGCGCCGCCGCGGACAAACCCCCGGATGTGGACGGGGTGAACAAAGAGAAGTCCGGCGCCGGCGGGCGCCACACACAAAGAAGCAAGTTAGATGACGGTCAAGGCCGAAGACATAGCGCCAGCCCCCTCGAGAAGCCGACTGCCAGCGTTGACTGCGCCAGCCACAGTGGGACCCCAATCCATGAGAGCCTGTCCGATCGATCCGAAGTTGTTCGAGAACCAATCCTTGGCTGTGGAAGCGAGGGATCCAGCGTAGCGCGAAATCATGCCAGCGTCGGTAGAACCGCCGAGCTGAGAGATAAGGTCCGCGATGCCGTGGGAGATCGCCTGCTTGGCCCCCACGGAAGGGAGCTGCAGACGCCTAGCCACGATTCCCGCGGCCTGAATGGTGGGAATGTACTCGATGCGGTGAATGTAGTCAACCCGGAGGGATGTGCCTGCCTGAAGCCCGAAACCAAGGACAGCAAGAAAGGGCTTGGCCGACACCACCTCGGAAACAGCGACACCGTACGGAGATGAAGCATCCGCCTCAGCGTTGACATCAGAGTATGTAAAAGACATGGGACCCTGAGGCAAGTACACCCCGCGGCAACCGCTCATCTTATCTAGATCAGAAGCGGTCACGGCGAAGCCCTTGCCGGCAGTGACAGCCTGAATGCAATCCGACTCGGTGAACGAGAAGAGAGCACTCGGGGAACCAGCGGCAGGGCAAGACACCTCATTATCCTGGAGCTGCAGGAAGTAGAAAGTGCCGGGTGCCTTGAAAGTCGAAGTAGGATACGCTGTGATGGAAACCTTAATTCCGCAGGCGAGCGTGCGGTCGACTGAAGCGAGACCAACGAAAGTGGACTGAGGAACGCCATAATCCGAAATGCTTGACGGAGCGGTAAGGCTACCGGGTGGCAGGATGGTACCATAATTGACACCTCCACCCGATCCACGGATCGCCTTGACTGAAAGGCCAGCAACAAACGTGGTGCTGGCAGCGGGAACGACGTAGGTCGTAGAAGAACGGAGGTCGGTCGTACAAGTCTTAATCAAAGACTCATCCGGCCAACGCTCAGTCTCCCGAGCAGAAAAGGGATCCGCGAGAACGGACAAGTAAGATCGGACAAGAGCGCTGTCTCGCATCATGACGGCGCGAATCGCGGCTTGCGAGTAGAGTGATGTGGCTGTGCCCTTCTCCCCCTTAGGGCGGAGACGACGCGGCTTAGCAACAGCAACAATAGCTGAACCACGTGATGTGCCATTGGATTTGCGGGACTTGCGAGAGACGGGCATTGTGTGTGTTTCCAGTGACCAAACTGAAAACGTGAAAGGGACTGCACTGCAGAAAAGAGCTTCGAACTTCACCTCGAAAGAAACCCCCTTTCTCCGCCGGGCCAAAGACCGTTGTGCCCGGCGCAGTGTCTTAAATCGAGCATAATGAGGCGGTAGCCGACCGCCGTTACCTCGAGATTCGACGTCCAACGGCGAGACGTCCGCCCTCCCGTTGTTCGCCAGAGAAAATGCAAAAGAAAATAAATGCAGTCGCTAATGTCAAAATGATGCCTAGATGGCGGGGTCGTTGACACGAAGAGAAAACAACCGACTAACACGGATTACGCGGAAGGCGTTTTAGGTTTCTGTCTCTTCGGACGTTCTCTGGCTGAAGGGGCGTCGTCCTCCGGCAGCGGCCAGTACAGGGGCACTCCATCCTTGTCGTACCGGCGGAATCCCGAGTTAGAGGGTCCCGCGGCAAGGGGAGGAGGCGCAGCCGCTGCGACACTGGCGGCGCTAGACGCG